GAGTCACAATGGACACCAACCCTAGTGGGAGTGCCAAAACCGTAGGTGAAGCAGCCAACGCCTTTCTAGGCTTGATGGGTGGTGAAGAGGAGGCGCAAGCCCAACCAGACGCACCAGCCGAAGAGATCATTGACGAGGTTGTTGAGCAGACCGAAATCCAAGAGGAACTGGACGAGGAAACCGAAGAGTACGAAGAGGAGCCTGAAGAGGAACCGACCCCCACCTACCGAGTTAAGGTAGGCAAGGAGGAAGTCGACGTTCCGCTAGAAGAGCTACTCAAAGGGTATTCACGGACTGCTGACTACACCAAGAAGACTCAGGAACTGGCCGAAAACCGCAAGGCTGTAGAAGCGGAGAGGGCTAAGATCCAAGAGGCTTCAAGGCTCCGAGACACATATGCCGAGCGATTGGCTGTTATTGAGCAGATGCTCAACCAGACCGAAAAGGCAGAAGATTTGTCCGTTCTGAAGGAAACCGACCCTATCGGCTATGCCGTGAAGGAAGGTTGCAGAACAGGCAGAACGAGAGAAACAACTGGCCGCCGTCCGTGCAGAACGACAGCGATTGGCCCAGCAGCAGCAGTCTGAGCAGAGCGAGAGGCTACAAGCCCACCTTGCAAGCGAGGCAGCAAAGTTGCGTGATGCCATCCCTGAGATGTCTGACGAGATCAAAGGCGAGACAGTAAAGCGAGAAATTCGTGATTTCGCCAAATCTATTGGCTTTTCAGATCAAGAACTCGCTGCGGTGTACGACTCTCGTGCAGTCTTGACACTTTACAAGGCTATGCAGTACGACAAGCTGATGAAGGGCAAATCTGAGGCAACCAAGAAGGTTGTCCAGGCTCCGAAGATGCTTAAACCAGGGACTTCCACGCCAGAAGCGAGGGAGACCGAACAAGTTAAGAAGATGCGTCAGCAACTCCGCAAGTCGGGGAACAAGAACGACGCAGCTCGTCTATTTGAACGCTTTCTATAAAAGGAATCGAAATGCCTACATATACCGCTTTTACCGCCACGGGCCTCCGTGAAGACCTCCAGGACGTCATTTATGACATCTCCCCCCAAGACACGCCCGTCATGTCGTCCATCGGCAAGACCAAGGCTGCTGCTGTTAACCACGAGTGGCTGAAGGATTCTCTGGCCGCTGCTACCACGGCTAACGCCGCTGTTGAAGGTGACGACGCTGTTGCCGCTACCCTGTCGCCCACGACCCGTGTTGGCAACTACACCCAGATCGTCTCCAAGACCGTTCAGGTTTCGGGTACTCTGGAAGCCGTCAACAAGGCCGGTCGTAAGTCTGAGAAGGCTTATCAGTTGGCTAAAGCCTCGGCTGAACTGAAGCGTGACATTGAGACCATCATTACGGCTAACCAAGCCAAGAATGCTGGTAACTTGTCTACCGCTCGTAAGATGGGTTCACTCCTGTCCTACATCACCACCAACACCAACAAAGGCTCTGGCACGACCACCGCTGGCGTTGATCCTACTGGTGACGGCTCCGACATCCGTACCGACGCTGACACGACCCGTACCTTTACTGAGACCATCCTCAAGGATGTCATTCAGCAGGTGTTTACGGAAGGTGGCACGCCATCGCTGTTGGTCGTTCCTCCCGCTCTGAAGCAGACTGTTTCCGGCTTTACCGGCATCAGCCAGCATCGCATCAACTCCAACGCTACTGGCCAGATCACCATCCTCGGTGGTGCTGACCTGTACCAGTCTGACTTTGGTGTGGTTCAGATTGTCCCGAACCGCTTTATGCGTACTCGTGACGCTCTGGTTCTGGATCCTGAGTACGCTGCTCTGGCTTACCTGCGTCCCTTCCAGACCAATGATCTGGCTAAGACCGGTGACTCTGAGAAGACCCAGATCCTGGCCGAGCTGTCGCTGGAAGTTCGTAACGAAGCCGCTCATGGCGGAGCATACGATCTAAATGCCGCTTGATAGGGCTGTAAAACTGTAGTAGAGTGGGGGTGGGTTAGTCCCACCCTCACTTATCCATAGGGAATAAATGAAGAAGCTACTCCGTAAGGATGCGGACACGGGAATCGTGCAAACCGCTCACTGGGATGGAGATGGTGGTCTGGTAATCGAGACCACGCAGGACATTTCCTCAATCATCGAACAAAACAAGCGTGAATACGCAGCCACTGACGAGCGCACCCGATGGGGTGAATGGTCAAAGATAGGCTCCATTCCGCTGGCCGTTATACAAGACCTGAACAAGAAGGGCATCCTCCGAGGGTTTGCCGTTGTAGACCAGCAGAAGTTTAAGAACTGGCTCAACGACCCCGAGAATCGCTACTTCCGAACGAGGCCAGGTCGTGTCTAAGGTCGGAATTTGCATCCCTAGCCGAGGGGACATGGATGTCGGCACAGGGTTTGATCTGGCGATCATGTGTGCTTATGACGCCAAGTATCGAGAGGGTGAACTAGCGGTCTATTCCGTGACTGGTACGCTGATATTTGACCAGCGAGAGAAGTTAGCCCAGCACGCTATTGACGGTGGATGTGACTACATTTTGTGGATAGACGCAGATATGCGATTCCCCAAAGAGACGCTCCGCAGGCTCATGGCTCACGACAAGGACATCGTAGGGGTCAACGCAACGACCCGCACGGTTCCTGTGAAGCCTACTGCGAAGATGCTGCACATTGATGCAGACAAGAGAGAAAACAACTGGTATCCGGTGATCTCTAAAGGCAAGACGGGTATCGAGAAGGTAACTGCCATTGGGTGCGGCGTGATGTTAGTGAAGGCTGAAGTCTTCAAGAAAACGCCCCAACCGTGGTTCTGGTTTTACCAACTGAATGACGGAAAGATTCTCGGTGAGGATGTCCACTTCTGTGTGGCTGCTGCCGATGCTGGATTTGAAACCTGGGTTGACCATGATCTCAGCCAAGAGATTGGTCATGTCGGCCAGTACACATATGGCTGGAAGGATATTATTTTAGATGGCACTGACAAACTACAGCGACCTAAAGACAAGCGTAGCAAACTATCTAGGAAGAAGTGACCTCACGTCACAGATCCCTGATTTCATCTCGCTTGCTGAGATTCGCCTAAACCGCTCTGTGCGGATTCGGCAGATGCTGAAGACCGCTACCGCTACGACTACCGCTGCTGATCCTACTGTTGGTTTGCCTAGTGACTTCCTAGAGATCCGTGACCTCCACATTACTGGGAACCCTCGGACTCCGCTGACCTATCTGTCGCCTTCTGCATTCTCAAGGGATGCACGAGCTGACGAGTCTGGGCGTCCCGTGTTTTACACAATGCGTGGCGCAGAGTTTGAACTGGCTCCGGCCCCTGATACCGCTTACACGGTCTCGATGCTGTACTACGCAAAACCCACGGCTTTGAGTGACGCAAACACCTCAAACGTGTTTATGGCTAACTGTGCAGATGCGCTTCTTTACGGTGCTTTACTGGAGGCCGAGCCGTACTTATATAACGATGCAAGAATTCAGATTTGGTCTGGTCTTTACAATAACGCTATTGCATCTCTAAACGATTCTGATGACGCATCTGAATACTCAGGCGTTCCTTTGCAGATGTCTGTTACTACAAGATAAATGAACATTGATTCTGTAGAAAAAGCCAGGGCAAGACAAAAGAGGTATTTCGAGAAAAACAGAGAAAAGGCAATTGAAGCCTCAAAAAAGTGGAACAAGGCAAACTCAGAAAAGATTCGTGAGGCCGCAAGAAGGTTCTACGAGAAAAAACGGCAGGATAAGTCTTACCGTGAAATGGCAGCGCAAAAGACAAGAGAGTGGGCTAAGAACAACCCAGATAAGGTTTTAGAGCAGTCAGCAAGAAAGCGGGCTTCAAAACTTAAAAGAATCCCGAAATGGCTTACAAAGGAAGACTTTGACAAGATCAAGAGTCTTTATTCTGAAGCACAAAAAGTTTCGGTCAGCACTGGTATAAAACACCATGTTGACCATATCATCCCTTTAAGAGGGAAAATTATTTCAGGGCTTCATGTTCCGTCTAATTTGCGTGTGATAACGGCACTTGAAAACATGGAAAAAAGCAACAAAACATTGGAGCTATAAATGTCAGCACTATCTAACTATCTTGAGAACGCCCTGATGAACGCAGTTCTCAACAACACTTCTTACACCTCTCCGACCACGACTTTCGTAGGCCTGTTTACTTCAGACCCTACGGATGCTGGCTCTGGCACTGAGGTTTCGGGTGGTTCTTATGCTCGTCAGGCCGC